CCAGCTTTGTTCATCCTGCCACACTTCCTCCTCACTGTCCTGTGTATATAGCCATATAAGCCATCTTGGACGCTCCAATTCTCCATGCAGTGCTGCTCTGGCTTCTATCAGCCTATTATCCAGATATCCATTATTCGTGAACCCTTCTGTTGTCAGTTCAAAATACAATGGTTCGTCTTGTGTGGAAAGGGCCTGCCTGATTGGCATCACTAAGCTGTCATCTTCCATTTCAAAAACTTCATCCACCGCACCGATTCCAATGTTTCTTCCTTCTTTCGCTCCCGCTTTGGCCGATAATTTTCTTATACAGCCTTTGTTTTGATACGAAAATTTTCCTATCTTTTTCTTTTTCTTCGGATTCCCAAAGAAAATTCCTTTTTGGTTTCTGCGTGTTACTCTTTCCAGGGATGGGCTTTCTTCTCTCATGGCATCTATAGCCTGATACATTAGATCGGCCTGGTCATAATCATTCGATGCACATAGAATCTTCTTTCCCATTTCTCCACAGAACCATTCTGCCAGACTGATTGCTCCGATTAATGGTGTTTTTCCATTTTTACGTCCAACTAAAAAAAGTACATCCTGATATTTTCGGATATACCTTCCTAAGTCCTCATCATATATTTTTATAGCAAAGATAGCTTCTATGAATGCTTTTTGAAATAGTTCTAATAAAAATGGTTTACCTGCATATGGTGCTTCGGAATGCTTACACTTCGACTCGATGAAGCTTATACGCTTTTCCGAATCTTCGTAATCTATTTTAATTTTATATAACTCTTGATACAGCGAATCAGTCAGTTCCTTTTCTAACATATCCAATTGCAATATCAATTCTTGGCCAACAATAATATTACCCTGTTTTATTTCATGATAATATTGAAGGATATAGCTTCTACATGGACTATTCATAGTCTTCAAGGTCATCATCTTCCTCAGTGACAGTCTTTCCGAGTATATTAGATAATTTTGCAATATAGTTTAGGTAATTGGCTCTTGTCCGAACAATCAGTTTTGATACCGGTAATTCACGCTGCATAGAAGGATTTTTAGGGTTAATCTTTACAAGTCCAGATTTCGCAATTATTTGATGCAAATTATTAAGCTCAACCCTTAACCTGGCACATTCCCAAAAAGTTCCGTCTAACAATTGCATCTGTGATTCTTCACAACCTGAGAAAAGTTCCTTGATTCTTTGATATTCTTTTTCTTCTTCCAAGATTCCACCAACTTTCTAAAACTATTTTGAAAAAAGTCAAAAATTCGGTTTCAACAGAAATTGCCTTGGGGGCGACGGTCTCCCTTCCAGGCCACAAAAATTACATATGGGGGGTTATTTCGAAAATCGAAAAAACCAGTCTTCTATGTAGTTTTTCCACTCGTGTTTGTGCGAACGGCGAAAATCCATGCAATTATCCAATCTTTTTATACATTCCTCCTGAGGTACCTCTATCAAAACGATTTCTGCACCCAGTCTGTAAGCAAGCTGCTCTCTTTCCACTTTGTTAGGATATCCCCCTATAATCCAGGCACTCTTGTAATCACCATATCTTGTCTTAATATTATCTATCAATAGATTCCTTATGGCGAATGCATTGTATTTAAGATTCTCTGGTTTATCGAATTCCTCCTTGTAACTAATCGCCTGATATATTCTGTCCATGTCCACCATCAAATCCCCAGTGGTCATGTAGTGGTTTACATACGTGCTCTTTCCGGCCATTGGTGGCCCACATACAATATAGATTCCCCTCTCTTTTTTCTTTGCTCCCTTGCAGAATCTTCCATGTATCTTGTCATGGCACTCCTTATGTATCATCTTCACATTATCAGGATTTAATGAAATTAATTTGTTTTTATAATTTTGCTCTGTTAATTCAACCGGTGTATGATGGATATGAATATCGTCCGCGCTCAAAATCAATCCTCCGCATTCTTCGCAGAAGCATCCGTTTTTACTCCGCTCCTGAATAATCATGATCCGGAACTGGAGCCATTCTTTTGAGCAGTAAAAGCTGTGCAATACTCCTGTACTCATTTAAAAATCATTCCTTTCGAATTCCTTTTTCTTAAGCTCCATTGTTTCATTTTCTATCTTTATCTTGCTTTTCAGCGACTCAACTCGAGTCCGCTGTTCTTCGGTTGCCAGGTCCATATGCTCACCCAACCAATTAAGGGCTTTAAGACGGTCCATGAGCTTTATGGAAAATCCGTTTTTTCCTTCTTTAAATTCTGTTATCAGCGTGCCGTCAATATCCTCACTATTTTTAAAATCAAGGAAGCTGACTTTTTTATAAACAGGAAGCCCGTTTTTATCATTTCCCACCAGGATATCCTGCTGCCCAAAAGTAATGTAATCTGTGATGTCAGCATGTGCAATGTCCAAATACTTTTGAAAGATATCTTCCGGAGAAATCATGGCCCTGTTCAGCCTGTTTTGCTTCAGTTTTGCTATAGCTACTTGGATGTTAGTTTTGCTTAGTAATTTACAGCCATTTACCATGGCGGTATTTTTTCCACACTGATAAGCCTTTTGATAAGCCTTTGTCGCGTTAAAACACTGAATATAGTAAATACAGAAAAGCAAGTGCTTTTCATTCATTTCTTCAACTTCCTGAATTTGGTTTATTTCCTTTTCTATCTCAAAATCAATCGTTTCATTTTCGAAATTTGCATTAAATGAAGGATTTGACTCTTTGTTTTTCGAATTATTTTTTTTCGCTTTCGCAAATGGAACCTTTTCTTCCCATTTGTCAAGCTTTTTCCATTTTGACACCGTTTTGGGGTCTTCTCCAAGTATTTCAGAAATTTCTTTATTGCTTATATTTCCCTTTTGCCTTTTGTAAATTTTAAAAGCTTTATCTCTGTTCGGGCTTCTTGGCCTTGCCATCCCCACCACCTCTCATCCGTCAGTTTTACCCTATTTTCAAAAGGCACCGAATATCTGGTATTTTCACAGTAACAGCTCCGCTGCTGCCCTCCTGCCGTTTTACCATTTTTCCGCATTCGCGTGAATGTTTCATAACGCAAGACATGCATGTTTCTGGTCTGTGATCTACGACAATATATTTTATTTTCATTCTCCTGCTCCCCAAAAGCAAGAAAGAAGCACTTGGGTTCTGCTTCCAGAGTGCTTCTTTCTCAAATTATATTTTCATAAATTCATATTACCATATTTTCCATGGGCATTGTGGGCAACTTTGTTTTCATTTACAAATCTGAAATATTTCCTTGATGCCGTCCGCCTGTCCATTCCTATTTCCGCGCCTATCTGGTCCCAATTCATGTTGTTAATGCTCCTTAGTCTTATAATTAACCTGACTTCGGAATCTGAAATAGTGTTTATATATCTCTCTATTCTGCTTCTTACTAAGAATAATTCTTTTAGCTTGATTTCATACAGTTCCTCTATTTCTCTAATTGCCAGCGCTGCGCTTGCTGTCTTATCGCTTGCACCCGATGCATGAGGCATACCGTTTAGATCCTGTCCTTTTACCAGACTTTTCGCTTTTAAATCCTCTAACTGGTTTTTTATGGTTTCTATTTCTTTGTTAATCCAGTGTAATTGATTCAATTCTTTTTCTGTCAAGTGCATTCCTCCTTTCTCCACAGCAAAAAACCACCAACTGTTATTAGTTAGTGGTTTTTCTTCTTTCCATAATGTTGTCATATTTTTGTCTGAACTTTTTTCTTAGCACTGTATCGTCGCATTCTATTACGGAAGGAAATCCGCTTGTGTTTTTCATGCAGGTATAAATACTTTCTGATATTATATCTTGTGCTTTAACCTTAACAATATTGCCCTTTGTCATTTCGTAAGATACAATCTTGAGGTTTTTCAGCAAAATCTTTTTGCGTTCTGACAACAATATCGCTTCTTGTGCAAATCTCTTAGCTTTTGTTTTTTCTTCCTCATTCATATTATTGTGCTCCTTTTGTTACATTATCCACTAACCAATATTCAGTTGTCAATGTACTTTTATATATAAACTATAAATCACCCCAATTATCCCAATTTTCCCCGTTTCTCTCCTGCTGCCGGCAGGACTGCTATGTATTCTTTGCAAAGAGCTTTTATTTTAGGACTGCATTCCTTGCAGTATCCTTTGCAGTGCTTATATATTTGTTTGATTGGTTTTTTCTTTTTGCTCAATGCCTCCGCCCCTTTTTTTATAAGTCCCGTGAGTCCTCTATTAATTCCGCTTTGGTCCATGTAGATCCTATTGGCCCGGTGATTTCAACCTCTTCCTTGCAAAATCCAATTCCGCCGCCCGGACAATATTCTCCTGCTGCCCAAACTGTATCAAAAGATTCCCTGTCATCATATACTCCAAATATCGGATCCTGCTCCATGAGATATATTGCTTCTTTTACTTTTGCATCATCTTCCGAACTCCAGAAGCAGAAGGAATATTTTTCTTCTCTTTCTATAACTACGGCTCGAACGCCTTCGAGATGGTTTCCGATTTGGATTTCTCTTTGAATATCCTCCTCTGTGAGCATCCCAATCCAGTGTTCCCTTGCCGCTTGCTCCCG